ATGAGTGCTAATATGCTTGGGCAACTTTCTGTTGCTCTTCAAGAACTGGTTGAATCTGGTGCCTGGAATAATAATGACAAACTTAAAGTCTGTATCGCAGGTACTCTACCAAAAGACAAATTTATTGTAATTCAAAACACTACTAAAAGAGGAGAAACAAAATGAAATTCGGATGGACTGAACAAGCAGAATTGCTAAATGGAAGATTGGCAATGCTAGGATTTGTTGTTGCTGTAGGCACTTATCTCACTACCGGACAAATTATTCCTGGAATTTTTTGATAATACTTAATATTTTTTTACTCTGTTGCTAAATAAGCAGCAGAGTTTTTTTGTATTATGCCACGAGGACAACTGACTAAAGATATTATCAAGTGTGAAGTTCTTAAAATAAAATCAAACCTGGATAAAGAGTGGATGGATAAATCTGGATATGACCCAAAATGGTTAGCACATCAATACCTAAATAAAGTTCTTGATAAAATAGAAGAGTATAGGTATTAAAATAAATAAATACCTTCAGTGTCTGTAAATATAAAAAAATGACATTAGATCTTCATAACTTTTTTAAGTATTATGATGATGGAAATTCGAATCATGTGGCAGCAGTGCAATGGTTAGAGGATAACCTTCCTGCTGAATTCATGGATGACTCAGAAACAGAATGGATTGGAATCTTTAGAACTAAACCACCTACACCAGCAGTTCTTGATGTTCCATATTTTAATCAAGTAGATAATTATAGAGATGCACATAGAACTTGTAACAGTTCATCATGTGCTATGTGTCTTGCTTTCCTCAAACCAGGAAGCATTAAAGGTGATGATGAATATGTTAAGAAAGTATTTGCGATTGGTGACACGACAGACCATGCGGTTCAGACAAAGGTTCTCGCAGGTTATGGTATTAAGTCTCACTTTAGTTATAATCTTTCTTTTGCTGACATTGATAAGAGCCTTGATAGGGGAAAACCAGTTGTCATTGGAATTCTTCATCGTGGTTCTCTAACTTCCCCTACTGGTGGACACATGTGCGTAGTCATCGGTAAGACACCTGATGGTAAAGGATACTATGTAAATGATCCTTATGGTTCTCTAAACGATAACTATACTGGTCCAGTTACAAATGGTAAGAAGACCATTTATACCAAAGCAGTTCTTAAGCACCGTTGGGCACCTACCGGAGGGGACGGATGGGGTCGTATCTTTGATTGATAAATAATAATGCCTTAATTGGTTCGCATCTTTAAGGTAGAGGGGGGAGCAGAAATGCTCCTTTTCTTGTATAAATACTATTGCGAACCAATTTAAGAGTAGAAATGGTAAATCCTAACAGGTTTTATACCTATGCCTATTTACGTGAGGATAGAACTCCTTATTACATAGGTAAGGGAGTAAGATATAGATTATTTGAAGGTAGTGGAAAACCTTGTCCTGTTCCAAAAGATAAAAATAGAATAATCTTTCTCAAACAAAATCTTATAGAAGAGGAAGCATTTAAACACGAAACTTATATGATAAGTGTGTTCGGCAGAAAGATTGATGGTGGAATTCTTTTGAATAAAACTTTTGGTGGTGAAGGTGCTTCTGGTAGAGTAGTCAAAGATTCCACCAGAGTAATTCTTAAAGAGAAATGTAGTGGGTGGAAACACACACCAGAAGCAATAGAAAAAATAAGACAAAGTTCTTTGAGTAGGATATATTCCCCAAAAAGTGAGGAAACAAAAAGAAAAATAAGTAATACTCTAAAAGGAAGAAAATTATCAAAAGAGTTGGTAGATAAAAGAACTCAATCTGTCTGTAAAAATACTTATGTCATAATATCACCAGATGGGGTTAAATATAATACCAATAATTTAAAAGAATTCCAAAGACAAAATAATTTAAAACATCTTTATGATGTGGTTTCTGGTAAAAGGAAACAAGAGAAAGGTTGGACTGCTTTTAAAATATAAATAACTAAAAAGTATTTGTAAAATGGACGCACAAGAACTTCGTGCCCTTCAAGAAGCTTATAATCAAGTTTATCAGGTTGATGAAGAACTTACTGGTGCTCGCAAACAAAAAGCATCTGATTTACTTAATAGAAAACTAAGAGATGTTGAAACTCTTAGAAAACTTAGTGCTCGTAAAAGACAAAAACCAGAAGATGTTGGTTCTGGTAATAAAGCAAGAAGAAGAGCAGGTAAAGAAGTAAAGGATAGTCGTATTGCTGTATCTGATAGTTATGACTATTACGACATCATCCTCTCACACTTACTTGATGAAGGATATGCTGAAACTCCAGAAGCAGCAGAAGCAATTATGGTGAATATGAGTGAAGATTGGAGAGAGAGTATTATTGGTTAAATACTTATGGAGAATGAAAACTCCTCGATTAATTTCAAGAGAAAGATCTTACAAAGAATTAAAGATCTTACAAATCACGGAAAGCACTTAGAAGCTTCCAAACTTTTCAACAAATACTTTGGAGACGACAATGGCAAGAATCGATTTACATAACTTCTTCAAGTTCTATGACGAGAAGAACCCTAATCATGTGAAAGCAGTTCAATGGTTAGAAGATAACCTACCAGTCAAGTATCTGGAAGATAACGTAGATTGGGCGGAGATCTACAGAGGAAAAAAGGGTAATGCGGCACCAGCATCAGCACCAACTGCTGCCGCTCCTGTAGTTGGTGGTGACGATATGCCTATGATAGGCCTTAAATTAATCAAAGAGTTTGAAGGATGTCATCTAAAGGCATATCCCGATCCTCTATCTGGTGGACTTCCAATCACAATTGGTTGGGGTTCAACTCGTAAGAAAGATGGATCTGCATTCCATATGGGTGATACTCTCACACAAACAGAAGCAGATGAACTTTTGATTGAACAATGTAAGAGAGAGTTTCTTCCTTCACTTCGTAAAATTCCACACTGGAATGAAATGTCTGACGGCAAAAGAGGTGCCCTACTTTCTTTTGCTTATAATCTCGGTGCTGGTTTTTATGGTTCTGGTGATTTTAATACTATCACTAAGAGACTGAAGAATAAAGAATGGGACTTAGTTCCAGATGCTTTATATCTCTACAGAAATCCTGGTTCAAATGTAGAAGCAGGTCTTGCTCGTAGAAGAAAAGCAGAAGGTGAATCTTGGAAAAAAGGTTAACCCTATTCACAAAGGAAAATGACTACTAAGAAAAACGAAAATGCTATGGGACAATTAATTCGTATATGTATCTTGGGTTGGTCTGCTGCTCTTCTTACTGCAAGTTATGCGGGCACTCTATCTAAGATGGACCCAACTTTTATCGCTACAGTCTTCACAGCATCTGCTGCTACTTTTGGTATTAATACGATGAAGAAAGGTGGAGATGATGAAGATGAAAAAAAGCAAGAACCTAAAAGAGAAGAGTTTGTAGAAACTCCACCAGAACCACCTGCCCCTGAAGCACCACCAGAAACTCTTGAAGCAAGAGTTGAAGCACTGGAAACTAAAGTAGAAGATGGTGAAGGATTCGTTCAACCACGCACAGGAGCATAATGGCAAAATCAGCAAACAAAGGTAAGAAGGGTTCTGCTGGAGGTAAAAATTCTAAGCAGAATCAAGGTAATGCTACTGCAAAGAAAGCAAAGAACGGTGGTAAGAAAAAATAATGAGGTTTTATGCCAAGAGAGTGGAATACTCCCAAGCGTCAATGTTGGAACGCCCCAATTCACCAAATTCTTAAAGCAATAGATAATCACACCCGCCTTCATATGGAGACGGGTGATTTTTGGCATGAAGAACAAGCACAAATATTAAGAAAATATGTAAAAGATTTAAAGATATGGATTCATAAGCAAGAAGGTGTTTGGGATGAATGAATTTCCTTGGGGTGTAGTTATAATTCTTTGTTCTGGTTTGGTATTTACTGCTTATGTAATTTACTACATATTAAAGTTAGCATCCGAGGAGATGAAAGATGAAACATCTGAGTCTAATTCTATCAATCACAAGTCTAAGCATTAGTGGTGCTCTTTGCGTAGGAGCATACATTACTTATCAAAAAGCACAGAAGATTCTAGATAATCCGGAAGCATTTGTTGGTGCTGTTGTAGAGAAACAGGTATCAAAAGCATTTGAAAAATTACCTATTCCTAAACTAAATACTGAGAAGTTTAAATTACCATTCTAATGGATAAAGACCCATATATCTACAGAGTAAAACAAGTATTGAGAGTAGTTGATGGTGACACAATCGATGCGGATATTGATCTTGGCTTCGATATTTCTCTTACTAAGCGAGTACGCCTTAGTGGTGTTGATACTCCGGAAAGTCGTACAACCGATCTCAAAGAAAAAGCACTTGGATTAGAAGTCAAAGAATGGTTGAAAAAAAATCTTGATGGTAAAAAAAATATTCTCATTAAAACGGAACTTCCAGACTCAACTGAAAAGTATGGAAGAATTCTTGGAAGGTTATATGTTGATGATGTATGTCTTAATGATCGTATGATCTCTGAAGGATATGCTTGGGAATACTCAGGAGGAACAAAGAAAAAGGATTTTGCTGAACTTGACGCAAAGCGTAAGAAGTGATTTACTTTAATATTGTAAGACTATTCTTAATCATTTGGAGTGCTTTAATGATTTCTGCTGTTGAATCTGTTGCGATTCGCACAGAAGGACAAGTGGAACTTGATAATGCTAGTAGAGATGCTTATACTAAAGTTCTTGTACTTGCTGTAGGTTCTTTTCTTGGTGATGTTGCATTTAAAATAAAGAATAAATCAAAATAATTACTTTGAGTGAAACTTCTTATATTGTTCTTTCTTTTCGTTCTTCCCTTCTTTTTTGAGTAACTTATTGACTTTTTTCATAGAAGAAGTTTTTTCAAAAGCAAAATAAACCTGAAGTTCATAAGGAGTAAGATCTCTATTCAAGAGTTTCTTACCCCTTATGAATATCTGCTGAACAATAGGTTTCATTTTACCTACCATCCATTCCACCAAAGATTTGCCAACAATAGCCGCAGCAACAGAAGCAGTAGCAGTGGTGCCAGCAAGCATAACCTGTTCTTTCGGAGGAACTGGAACTTCCCCGATGATTGGTACTTCAATGACGGGTACTCCTAAATTACTAGTTTGTATTGGTTGATCGGAAATATTCCGATCATCTGGGGGGGTTTGAACAACTGGGGGCAGTTGAGGGGTAGGGGTAGTATCTGGAAGTCCTCTGGATTTTTCTTCTTTTTCTTCTTCTTTCTTTTTTTGCTCTGCTCTTACGGCAGCATCAAACTCTTCTTGAGTTGGAACATCGATCACTGGATACTTTATAGTGGTATCTGGCATGTTGATAATTGGCATATCAACTTCAGGTATTACAGAACGTTCTGCTCTGCGAGTTACAGGAGGTTCTATCGTTGGAATGATAGGTGGTATTTCACTTCTTATTTGGATTGGTTTGATTTCCATTTGCTACATCCTGTACTCGTGGATACTTCACAACAATATCAGCACAAATTTTTGCATAGGGACTTTGTGGATGAAAT